ATGGAAAAGAAAGTAGTATTAAAAGATACCGCAGTGCGAAAAATGATTTGCAAAAAACTGGGATTGAGCACTGGCGGATTGAGTTTGGCTTTAAGTTTTCAACGTAATAGTCCAAAAGCTTACCAAGCTCGTGAGATGGCTTTGGGAAATGGAGGTTTTTTGATGGAAGAGAAGCCTATGTCGCGTGTAACACGAATTTTAAATGCAAAAGGAGAAACAGAAAGAACTATAACAAATAAATAAAAATATGCGAACTCAAATTATCAAAACGTACAAACCATCCGAAATGGATGGTCGTGCCCGACTTGTTGAAATAGATATCCATATCGAAGGGATATCCGATTCGGAAGACATCGACAGATTGATTGAGCAACTTAGAGACCTACAAAGAGATATCCTAAAAGAAGAGATGCTCCATCTCATTGAATGGGCAAATAAGGATATTGAAAATCTTCTTGTAAAAGTACATGTAGGGAAAGTTATTGGTGTAGACCGTATTCCAAGATACAAGCCGAATAATCAGGTGGCTAATTCTGATGTCATTTCTGTAGGAAAAAAACAAAATGACCATAAACTAAAAAAGGACTGCCTTTCCCAAACCTGTTGTGATCTATGCCGATACGGGATTCCCGGTCTTCGTGCTTTCATTAAAGAAACAACTTTGTCAGACAAAGACAAACCCGTAAATGATCCTCGAAGTAAATATGAACAATCCAGGCACAGTGATGAGTAAGATTATATTAGGTCGTATAATTCTCTACGGATGGGTATTTAGCTGGCTGTTTCTTTTTGCCGGTTTAGGGACAATGGAATGGGCTATGGAAACAGGTGAACCTGTCTTTTTGAAAGGCCTTCTGATGTTTTTGGTCTTTGTTTTTTTCACCCTGCTCGCTATCCATTTTCAGCAGGAAGCGGATAAAGCCTTTGAAGAGTTCGAGCAATGGTTTGATCGGACCTTCGGGAAAGAATGATAAGTATCCATGATTAGTTTTTAGGTGATAGATTGATTTAGGTTCCTCCCTTTTGTGGGTGGTCCCCGGATGGTCCGAGATTTGGCGGTTCGACTCCGCCACGGGGAACAGTATAGAAAAATGAAAATGAATAAGAATATGCCTCAAATTTGGAATAATATGGTAGTGGTTACGAAAGATGAGCTGATACCAGCTTTCTTCCCTTCGTTGGGTGCATTACAAAAAAAGATTACCCGTGATTCAAGAAAGTCTTTTGGCATTCGACGAGTTCAGAGAGGTGGTGGTTCAAATACAAAAATACTTATTGATTTTGACACTCTTCCCGAAGAATGGCGTAATCAATTAGGTGATCCCCGCAAGGTTGATTGTTCCCTGGAGTTGTTTTTCTGGGAGGACAAAGAAGCAGTCACATTCTTTTCAGAGATATCACCCAGTAAATACGGAAATATAGACCCGGAACGGCAGAAAGAATATGTTCTGGATGCCAGTGTTATGAAAGCAGCCATCCGTTGGCGTGTTGCTCATACGGAAGAATGTATCAAACGCAATGTACCATTGAAAAACACGTACAAGTTATTATCCACGGTCGTGAATAACTTCAATGAGTTCCGTTCGTTGAAACAACTCCCCTTGCACAAACTTCCCTCTAATCACATATCACTGAAACGAAAGATCGAACGGTTTGAGAAAGAAGGTTATAGTTCGATGTTGAAAGGCTACGATAACAATAATCGCGGTCAGGCAGCCGAACAAACCCGCCTTTTGCTGGAAAGTATGTTTACCCATCAATCTTTTAAACCGAGTTCCGCTGAAGTTTACCGCCAGTTGGACGGGTTCCTGTCTGGCTATGTTCAGGTGATCAACAACGAGACCGGGGAAATTTTTGACCCGAAGGACTTCAAACGCATAAGTCAAAGAAGTATAACCATGTTCCTGAACTCATGGAACAGTTCGCTGGCCACATCCCGAAAACGAACAGGGAACCGTCAGATACGCCTGGCCCAGTTCGTACCGTTCGAAAAGCTGGCTCATCCCCGCTTTGCCGGATCGATCATATCGGTCGATGACCGCCAGCCTCCTTTCGAATATAAAAAGGGTTCACGCATGTGGTTTTATCTTGGCGTCGACCTGGGTAGTGAAGCGATCGTGACCTGGGTGTACGGGACCAGCAAGGAGGGGATCATTCTTGATTTTTACCGCCAGATGGTCCGGAATTATGCCATGTGGGGACTACCCCTCCCAGCTGAGATCGAATGTGAAAGCAACCTGAACGCAGATTATCGTGATGGCTTCCTGAAAGAAGGCAGCATGTTCCAAACCGTTCGGATCGAGGCCAACAGTGCCCGAAGCAAGCGTTGCGAAGCCTATTGGAAACCGATACGTTACCAGTTGGAAAAACAGCATATCGGCTGGATCGCGCGTCCGTTTGCCCGTTCGGAAGCCAACCAGGCAGGAACGGATAAAAAAGAGATCGTTCCTTACGAAAAGCTGGTTGAACAGTGTTTGCGGGACATCGAGACGTGTAACAACATGGAATGTACCATATACCCCGGGAAAACCCGCTGGGAAGTCTTTATGGAAAAGCAGAATCCGGACAACAACCGCCCGATCAATTACAAATCCATTTTGCTCACCCTTGGGTATAAAACGGCAAGCAGTTGTAACAAAGCCGGTCAAATCAGGTTCCGTAAAGATATTTTTCTACTGGCCGATGGCGGCGAGTTGGTGACCGGTGAAAGACTGATCCGTCACATGCAGGTCCTTGCCGGAAGGGACATCGATATCTACTGGCTGGATGACAATAACGGCGATATCCTTGCCGCCGTAGCTTGCCTGAAAGATACGACACGTGTGGTCTGTGAACTCGTTAGACAGCCGGAAACAGCACGTGCAAAAATCGAGGAAACGCCCCAGCAGGCCCGGAACCGCGAACTGTTTGCCCGTTACCGTGCCACGCTGGAAGGTTACAGCCAGCGCCGTTACCATGCAATAGAGAAAGTCACGGTCATAGACAACCGGGATATCACCCTGAACAAAAAGTTCTCCATTTCCGGACTGAACCGCTACAAGGTCCCGGAAACGGAAGAAGAAACCGAAATCCTGGAAGAGGTCGAAGAAACGGCATTTGAAGGGTATTCGAATCCTGTTCAAAGGTCATACGTGAGAGGACTTAGTGAAAGATTTTAACGACAATAAAAATTACAACCATGATAGAATTGACAGAAGATTTTAAAGTGAAAGTATTGGCCGCACTCACAGAGGCACGCGACCGTTACGATGGCAGCGACGCCAACTTTGCAAAGAAATACGGCATAAACAAAACGGTCTACAGTTCACTGAAAAAAGGTGAGACGGAGAAAAAGATATCCCCGGCCAAATGGTTGGAACTGGGGCGGGTCCTGGGAGTATCACTTAACGAACGCAAATGGAATATGGCCCGGACCGACGTGTTCAATATGATTGAAGATGACGTCGTATTCTGCAAGGAGTTCGGCAAGTCCATGATGTTCGTGGATGAATGCGCCATCGGAAAAACTTACTCGGCCCGTTACCTGTCACGGACATTGAAAAACTGTTTTTATGTCGATGCCAGCCAATGCCGTCAGGAGCGTGCCTTTATCAAGGAACTGGCACGTTCTGTCGGTGCCGAACTGGAAGGAACCCTGGAAGATATCAAGGCGTCCACAAAGTATATTTTGAACATTCTTCCCCGTCCGATCGTGATTATAGATGAAGCCGGTTGCCTGTCCTATTCGTCACTCCAGCTTCTGCATGAGTTCTGGAACGGTACACAGGATACATGCGGATGGTATATGATGGGTGCGGACGGTCTTCGTACCAAGTTGCAAAAAGGCAAGGGAAAGTCAAAGAAGCAATCCTATAAGGAACTGTTCAGCCGTTTCTCCAGCAAGTATAACCATGTGGTCCCTTACAACCCGTCTGAAAGGATGGATTTTTACCGGAAACTTATCCGGGACGTCCTTTCGGTAAACGTTGCCAACAGGAGCCTTATTGACCGGATCGTCACCCGTTGTCTTGCAACCGACAGTCAGGAGGCTGAAACAGGTTTACGTCGTGCAGAATCATTATTAATCTTAATAGAGGAATAAGGATATGCCTCGCAGATTATCAGTAAGCAATTTGTACAGCCAGAAATTCAAATTCATGCCCTTTACGGGGGAATGGAAAAAGATACTGGGAAATCGCGAAAGGAAAGGCTGCTGGATGATTTACGGCAATGCGAAAAACGGGAAAACGTCCTTTGCCCTACGGCTTGCAAATTATCTGTCTTCCATTGAAAAGGTCCTGTATATAGCGGCAGAGGAAGGTTATGGATATTCGTATACATGGGCCGTTCAAAAAGCCGGCATACGGGAAGACAACAGCGCGTTCCATACGCTGGGTTACCTCCCGATGGAAGAACTCAGGAAAGAACTGGAGGAAAACCGGAAAGCGGAAAAAATCGTCTTCATAGACAACCTGATCGCCTATAAGGACGAACTGAAGGGAAACGCCATTGTGGAATTACTCCGTCAATTCCCTGAAACGCTTTTTGTTTTTTTGGATCATGAAGAAGCAGGAGAACCGGCAACATCGGCCGGTATCCTTGCCAAAAAACTCTCTAACGTGTATGTGCAGATAAAAGGCCTCTCCGCATTTGTCACGGTTCGCGGCGGTGACGGTGAAGGAGGCCGGATAGACATTGACGAAAACAAAGCGGCCCTCATTCATGGGGAACGTGAAATCAATTAAGGATATGGCAGCAAAAACAAGAAAAAAAAGGTCTACCCATGCGTTGTTCTGGGAACTGTTAAAGCAGACGGAAGGATATCAGGAACAGTACAAAGATGTCATAAAAGAAGGACTGGTCTATAACTACAGCGGTGGTAAAACGAGTTCACTTTCTGAAATGTACTCTAAGTATCCGGGTGAATACAGCCTGATGATAGAGGGCATGAAAGGTTCCGGTAAACAGAAGGCACAGCGTTACGACCAATCCCTGGATAAGGAGCGTAAGCGCGTCATTGCGGCGATCTGTGCCTATGTGGACAAATGCAAATATGTTTTCCCCAGCCCTGCGGCGAAAGTCGAGTATGCGAAATCTATCGCAGCCAGGGCCGCGAATTGTGCCTATTTCAATGGCATCCCCCTCAGTCGCTTACGTGCCGTATATGCGGAATGGCGGAACAAGAACGCCGTGGATATTACCGGGAACCCGGAACTGGATTATATCATAACAGAAAACTGATAAAATGCCTCGTGTCAAACAAGAAAAGAAAATCCCGACAGCCTCCCAACGGGAAGAGTTGTTCCGGTTGGAACGGGAAAGCGATCGGTTACTTGACTTGCTTTTTGACGATCCGACCAACCAGGAACTACTGGACGAACTCAACCGGATAGATGTCGATTACGTCCGTCTGTCCGGGGAAAAATCAATGGAATATTAACAACATAAATATCAAAGTAACATGTCATTAGATTTAAGTAAACTGTCAAGCAAGGAACTGAAAGAGTTGCTGGCAAAAAAGAGAGAAGAAGAACACCAGGCGGCACTGAAAAACCGTGAAGCTTATGAGGGTATTCGTGCCGAACTGGTACAACGGGTTGAGAACAAGGTCCGGGCAGTATGCGAAGAAGTCAAGGGACTTCATAAGTTTTGCGTGGATGAGCTGGGCGCGTTCCGTGATACGCTCGCAGAATACGGTCAGCTTCGTAATCCCGGCCAAATGAACTACACCGTGCAGGAAGGCAATTTCCGGATCGAGGTAAAAACATGCAAGATCAAGAAATTTGATGAACGTGCCGATGTGGCCGCCAGTCGCCTGATCGAGTTCCTGCAAGGTTGGATTAAGGAAAAGAAAGACGGTACGAACGATCCGATGTATCAATTGGCAATGACACTTTTGGAGCGTAACAAATACGGCGATCTCGACTATAAATCCGTCAGTAAGCTGTATGAATTGGAAGAACGTTTCAATAACCCGGAATACAGTTCCATCATGAGCCTTTTCAAAGAATCCCATTTGGTCGAAGCCTCTTCCACGAACTTCTATTTCTACGAGAAAAACGATCTCGGCGTATGGATGAGACTGGAACCGTCGTTCAACCGCTTATAAAAGTCAAATCCGTGACACTGACCCGGGGACACTGGATATATGTCTGCCCATGCGGCTTTCAATATTCGGTGAGCTGGGTCCCCAGGACAACAAGCAAACATGCTTTGTATTGCTTTCGTTGTAAGGGGCAAAACGGAAGATATTACAAGGTTATGGATGAAAGACTGGAATTTACCGAGAACTGGAACGGCAAGCTGAATTGCAGCACTTTTACGACCATGAGGCTGCATAACCCGCAAAAATATTGTGTGGGAGCCATAAAGCAAATCTACCTGAAAGGGGTATGGAAAGGTAACGCAAAGGTGATAGATGTAAAACGCATCTACCTGAAGGACATAAACCTTTATGTAGCCAAGCTGGATACAGGCTTGCCGATCGACAAGTGCCGGGACTTGCTCCGGAACATGTACAAGAAACGCCCCATAAATTGGGAAACTCAGCTAATAGACCTGTGTCTGTTGGAATATCAGAAAGAAAGCAAAGAACCTACATTATTTAAAGAATAACATTATGCACAGTTGGTTTACATGCCGTATCTCCTATGAAAAGGTACTGGAGAACGGACTACAGAAGAAAGTAACGGAGCCTTACCTGGTGGATGCCTTGTCATTTACCGAGGCTGAAGCCAGGATCGTGGAAGAGATTCGGCCTTTTATATCCGGAGAATTTACCGTTGCGGATATAAAACGGGCGCATTTCAGTGAACTTTTCTTCAATGAAAACGGCGACCGCTTTTATAAGGTCCGTATTTATTTCATAACCCTGGACGAAAAAAGCGGAGCGGAAAAAAGAACCCTTGCCCGCATATTGGTACAGGCTTCATCCTTGAAAGATGCCGTCACTATTTTTGAGGAAGGCATGAAAAAAACACTGGCCGATTACAGGCTCATAGAGGTCAGTGAAACCCAGATCATGGATGTTTTCCCCTTTAACGGGGAAGCCGGTCAACAGGACAAAACAGAGAATCCCCCAGAAAACAATGACGGAAAGTGAATTTTACTCCATAAGATGGCGGTCCGGTATGCGGATCGCCATCGGAAACCTGCTCGAAGAAGTTGTCTCTGTCGATTTCGAAGATCGTAGCATTGCAATCGAAGACAGGAAAGGCTTGGTTTGGATCAATAGCGAATTTGTAACATTAAAACATACCTCAATGAGTGAGTTAAAACATCCCCTGGATATAACCCCGCCAGCCGATAAACGGTTCGTGGAGAAGAAAGCGGTCAGGAACCTCGAATGCCCTACCTGTCATGGAACAGGCGGTTTCAAGGACGGAAGAGGCCATAATGACGACCATTATACGGAATGTGCCCAATGTGACGGAACCGGAAAAGTAAAAGCGGTTATAACAGTAGAATGGACACCGGATTACGATTAAAAGGAAGGGACATGGAGAAAGTTAAAATTTTATCCTGGCCGGATTTTTATCGGGACCGGGTACGAAACAAAGAATACGATGAGTATTTCCGTAAGAAATACGCCCGTTTTTTGACAGAAATAATATTGAACATTAAAAGACTGAGTAACCCGATGTTTGGCGAAGTCGTACTAAAGGAAGAAGGCTGTGGCATTGGAAGCGTGGTAAAGAACCTGTCACGGTTTTATCCTGAACTGCCCAAGGAACTGACCGAAGAGGAAAGAAATGGAAATACCGGTGACGTTGCCAAGATCATATTCGCGGACCTGGATTCGGGCATATTGGATTTATGCAGGGATAACACCCGGTTTGTGTATTCGAGCAGATACCTTGAAAAGGTTCCCCGGTTTTATACCAGGGAAAATATTATGGAAAAGAAATTCTTTGAACCTGGAACGATGGTTGTCACACATGGGGTGTTGGAACATTTTTCCGATCCGGATATTACCCGCATCTTATCTACCTATGAAGATTCTTGCGTGTCTTTCCAGGCTCATTATGTACCGACATCCGGATACCGGGAACCATCGTTCGGGGATGAACGTCTCCTTCCGGTTGATTACTGGTGTTCCTTGGTAAAACCGGACTACTACATCGTCGATAACGGCGGGTTGGATTTATATATGTTTAAGTATGGTGAACAGATAAAAAAGGCAGTATGACAATAGAAGGTTATGAAAAGGCCGGTATTATTCTCGGTCGGATATCTCAGTTAAAGGCGTTGAAGAAGCGGATGAAAGAACATCCAAAAGCAGGGGTAGGAATGATAGATTCCCGTGGCAGTTATTTTGAGGTCACGGAGTTTGTGAAACCTCTTGAACTTAGTGATATGTATATCTCACGTGTCCAGAAACTGATCGATACGTTACAAAATGAATTTAACTCGCTATAGATATGACGGCAAAACGTATTCCCCGGCAGATAAAGCCGGACACGGCAAAAAACGCATCGTCTTTGGATGACATCATCCAGAGACAGATGTGGCGGGGAAAGAGGCTGATCCCCGTCCGGATCAATAAAACGACAATCGTATTACGAAATAGAAAATGATACGCAAAGGAGACAAGTTTAAGGTACATTGGACCGGGCATACATGTTATGAAGGCAGAATATACCAGGTCACTTCGATTATACATGACTGCACATGTCCCAATCCAAACTGCTTCGTGAACAGTAAACCGGAAGTTCCCCGCAGACCCCACGCCCATATCAGGGCGGATTTGATTAAATGCCCGTACCCGCAAATGGAGATGAGAGATTTTATCTTTAACGGGATCGATGAAGAAACGTTGGTTGATATTGAAAATTCAACTTATCACCTGGAGATCGTACGGGAAAAAGGCGATCAATTGTCATTGTTTTAGTTCTAACAGATAAAAATAGCTTATTAATATGAAGAAGCAAAGCTGGAAAATGCACTTCTACAAAGGAGTCCCCTGCCGATGGGACGGAGACCGTTACGATGAAGAAAGGGAGAATTATATTTTTGAGGCCGACCTGTATATCTCAGGTTACGAAAGAGGCCGTTCTTCTGCGGTCATGCTTCTTGTCCCATTTAAGGACAAGAATAAAGATTTCTTTTCTCATAAATTCCATTACCGGGTATTTATGAGTGATATCGAAGATATTGTAAAAGGAATGGTTAGGGGCCGGATAAAAGGTTCTTTCACCTGGGTAAAGAAAGGTTCCGATTATGGGATTCAACTGGTTAAAGTAACAGACCGAAAAAATGGAAATGCAGAAAGTTGTATTGGATGAGAACATTATCCCACCGATAACGCATCCCTGGGGGAAAGTATGGAAACAACCCGACAGAAACAATCTGGTGCTTGATGACAAATATGCCGTGATGTATAGACGGGATTTTGAGATGTTGCCGGATTACACCGGTTCAGAACCGACCGGCAAGTATAACGGCAAAATGTGGAAGGCTCAGTATGGTCCTCACAATAACAGTAAATGGTATTTATGTTGGTGTCATGACGAAAATACGGTATCTCAGGAGATATACATTTCGTATAGAGAGGTTTTGATAATTGATTAACGATAAAAATCATGGATAGAAATAAAATAGCGGCTATAGTAGCGTTTATTTTCATTTTGCCAGTGTTTTGCCTGGCCGGATTATTCCTGTTAACAGGTTCTGTTATTAAGGCTTTGGGCTATATACTTAGTTTTAATACCGAATGTGCCTGGTCTGAAATGAGAGATGTTGCTGAATGTGTAAAGTCTTATTGGTATCAAAATTACCTTATTTCCGCAACACTATAATTTAATGTTTTTTATAAGCACCTGAGCAACAAAAAGTTGCTCAGGATTTTGCCATGTCAGAAATTTCACTTATCTTAGTGTTGCAAAATAAAAACAAACAAAATTCTGAATGACATGGCAAAAGTACAAATAAAATCCGAGAAACTCACTCCTTTTGGGGGAATTTTTTCTATTATGGAGCAATTTGATGCTCTTTTAGCTCAAACCATAGATTCCTCCTTGGGATTGAGATGCACTATGTTTGGTTATCAATATAGCGAGATACTACGCTCTCTGATGTGCGTATATCTTTGTGGTGGCTCATGTATTGAGGATGTTACAACTCACTTGATGAAACATTTGTCTCTTCATCCAACTCTTCGCACTTGCAGCGCAGACACCATATTACGTGCTATCGAAGAACTGACTTGTAAGAACATCACCTATAAATCTGCTTCTGGCAAATCCTATGATTTCAATACTGCAGACAAGATGAACTGCTTACTGGTTAATGCCCTGCTTGCTACTGGTCAATTGAAATCCGGTCAAGAGTATGATTTTGAC